AGGATAATAGAGCGAAGTTTGGAGAAGGATTATTTAAAGGCATTTATTATCTCCTTTGGAATTGGACAGCTCCCCTTCTAGGAGTGTTCATAATTGAGACGAGACGATCGGCAAAGGCTTGCTCCGCGGCTTTCTTGGTATCATAGACGACAGCTCCTCCGAAGTTAATGTTAAATACCATTGAGTCCGTCGTGACTTCTTCTCTCTCTGGAGTTGGAGCGACTGAAGGCTGACCCGTCGGAGATGCTCCTGCTTGAGATGCTCCACCTCCTCCTCCTCCAAGCGCATTCGATGCAAGACCTGCGACGCTTGCCGCGGTTGCAAAGAGAGCTGCTGATTTGAAAGCGAGAGCGGCTCCCGGTTGTCCCAAAGCTAGGAGTCCAAATCCTTCCGCGGTCTTCATTACCGCTTGACTTACAGCCTGTTGGGCGAGTGCTTTGAGGATTTGAGAAGTAGCCTCTTGGAAAGACTCTCCAAAGAAGAGCGCATTAAATCCAGCTTGAGCGAATCCCTCCGAGTATTCCGCGAAGTATTCAGAGAGAAGATCGGCTTGTTCTCTTGTCGACTCTTGTGTAATTGCTAGTCTCTCGACAGCAAATCTTTTTTGAATTGACGTAAGATCTTCCTCTTTCATTTTTGCAAGTGTGATCTCTCTCTCAAACTCTAGCTCTAAAATCTTGAGTCTTTGATCCGATTCAAATTGGATCTTCTCCAATTCGGTTCCAAATCCTTGTCCCTGCTGTTGAGCTTGGAGTTTTCCTCTCTGTAGATCAAATTGAAGTTCAATCTCCATTTGATTCTGCTCTCTAATTTTATCTAGCTCTATTTGTCTTTGATGATCTTTCTCTCTTTGCTCTTTTTCAAAGATCTTCTTTAGAGCGAGTTGGTGTCTTTGCTCCTCTACTTGTTTCTCTAGACTGTTCTTTTTTGTGAGTTGGATAATGGATCGATGTTTCTCATTCTCTAAAGCAATCTCTTGATCCATTCCTTCAAGATCCATTTTAATCTTGATTTGATTGAGACGAGCTTGGAGAGCGACATCTTTTCTAAATCGTTGCTCTCTCTCTACTTTTCTTTTTTCTCGGAGAATCTTTCTGGATGCCTCATATTCATCGATCTCCTTTTCAATCGCTCTTGTTTCAAGTTTGCGGATCTCTTCCTCGGTCTTTTTCCTAGCAATGAAGGATTCACTTAATCCCTTATTTCTTTGCTTGATTCCCTTAAGAAAGGTCTCCACTTCTTCCCGAGTTGCATCCTCTAGCTTCTGTTTAGTCTCAAGATAGCTTGTCTCAACTTCTCCTAATCTTCTGATTTGAAGCTCTGTCTCTGCAACTGTATCTTGACGAGTCTCAATGAGTTTAAGTTCTTTCTCTAAACTAAGCAGTTTAAGAGCGTCCGTCCTGAGTTGATCCGTTCCTCTCTTCTCAAGATCTTGCTCTTGTACTGCGGCCTTTCTAATCTTCTCTTCTGCTCTCGTTTGCATTTGGCTAAGTTTAGAAAGAGCCTGCTCTTCTTTTAATATTGCTTTGGTGTGTCTCGCTCTCGCTTTGGATAATCCTGCAAGAGCTTCCATCCGAGTCCTAAAGTTTTCTTTAGTGAGATCAGTTGATTGATCCGTTAAAACATTGAGTTCTCTTTGAGCGTCCGCTAATTCAATGAATACTTTCTTTTGTTTCTCAAATTGTAGTTGAATTCTCTCTTTTTGGATTTGAGAATCTAAGACAGCTTTGGAGAAAGCTTGGAGTTCTTTAGTTGAGAGGATAACTCCCTTCTCTGCAAGTGCTTCTAGTTTAGCTTGGAGATCTCCAGCGGCCGCGTTCATTGCCTCTTGTGCTTCCTCTGCTTCTTGTGCGGCTCCTGTAATTAGTCTAAATGTCTCATATACTGCTATTCCTGCACTCACTACCATACCGAGAGGACCGATCAAGGACATGAATCCTTTTACTCCAGTTTGTCCGATTGTAGTGATGGAAGATCCAAGCTCTCCAAATGCTTCGCGCACATCTCCCACCGTACCCGAAACCGCCTCCAAGCCTTCTCCGAGTTTCTCATTTGTTGATCCGAGAGCTTGAGTGAGTTTTGATCCTGTCTCTCCAATTCCCTCCAATCCTCCTTCGATCTCCTTAATCCCCTTCTCGACTTTTTGCGTCCCACTTAACTCGACTTCTATTTCAACTTGCGTTTGTGCCATTGTTAATCTCCTTCAACTTTTGTTCTTGGGAACGTCGGATCATTTCATCCGTATTATTTTCTAATATATCATAGGCTTCAACGATTGCACATGAAGGACTTTTAAAAGATTCCGTTAAGGATAGGAGTCCTTTTCGATGTCGATGATAAGCTGTAATGATTGGAGCGAGTCGATTCATATCCGCAATAGGACACGATCGGACTTTGAGATCTGAGAAGAACTCTCCACAATTTGGAGCAACGCGATATCCTGGAATAAAGCGTCCTCTTTCATCCGTATCAGATAAAGGGAGTCCCGCTTGGAATGCTCCTCCACAATTTCCTCGGAGTCGTCTCAATCCTTTTTTAGATTGGCATTGATCACAAGACCACGAGCGGCCCCCACTAAATGGAATCCATACAGAGGAGGCGAGAGCTATTTTCCCGAGTCACCAACTAAGCTCAATCTTTGAATGTGGAGGACTAGTTCTGTAATTGCTTGCACTCTATGAGATTCAGGGCGAATCGATTGGATGGAATCAAGAGAGGCCTCCTCCCCATTAATCTTCGTCAAGGAGGATCGGATCATCTCAATGTATACTTGATTAAGATAAGACTGATAAGATCCGAAAGCCTGTCTCTCGTCCTCGCTTAAATTGTGATGCCATTGTGCTTTTTCTTTATCATCGCTTGGAGCTTCAATCCAAAGCATTCTCCCGAGTTCGCTTCGAGTGTATGATCCCGCGCGGACTTCGGCCTCCTCCCGATCGGATGGAGAGAGAGCTTTGATAGTGAATCTCGTTGCATCCTCTTTGACTTCTCCTTCCATAACTCCATTAGTGAGATAGTTGGATCTTTGATCCTCTGTGATTTCAACGGATGGATCAAAGGTAAGAAAGACATCGACTTCGATGTTTGTACTTGTCAAAAAGGATATGGCCATGATTTAGACTCCGAGTCCAATTCTTACTGGAGAGTTCGCCGCGCCTGTCTCTGCGACATCTCCACCGAATCGGCTTTGTTTGTATGTTAATGTTTGACGAACGATATCATTTCCACTTACATCATACTGAGAAGGATCATTAGTCAGATAAGCCGCGGGAAGCATGAAGGCGCATCCTTTGCCGTCCGCGATTGGACCTGTCCCAACTAAGACTTGACGAAGCTTCCGATTAAAATAATCGTCGTTTAAAGTAGTAGATGGAGAAGATAAGGTCAATGTCAATTCGACATCGACGTCCGAGATCTCCATATCCGACATCGCGAGTATTGAGTTGGAATGACCTAAAGGAGTCAATGTATTTGTGATAGTCAAGGTGAAGTCTTCACAATCAAGAGCTGTTCTCGCTAGCTTATCTCCTGCGGTTGCATTCGTTAAACTAGTTGGAGAAGTCGTAGAGACGACAACGTAAGATCCTCTAAAGAACGGAGGAGATCCTGCGTTATAAGTCGGTTCAACAGGAGCAACCGCGGCTCCATGATTATCTTGGATGCAAGCGGATTGATAAGTTAGATCCGCCATTACTCGACCATTGTCCAAAGAGATCGCGATTGATTCAAGGACGCATCCAAAGCAATTCGTCAAGAAGTCCACTCCTTGCACTTGGAAAGCGACGGAAGCCACTTTGTTTCCTGTCTCTGCGCGGCTTCCAGGATACCACGTTTGGAGAGCGCGGATTGTGCTTGATGTTGTCAAGTTAGAAAAAGCGGGAGAGACTGCAACGTCGTTGCTCTCATCATTGTCAGTTACTGCGGAGTATTCCGCGCGGCCTGCAATATCTACTCCAATTAATCCACCGATTGTATAATTGGCTTCGACTGTAGTTGGAGTAAAAAGATTTTGGCTAGTAACGTTCGAAGCGGTATCGTCTGCGAAAGAATGCTTTGCAGTTTTGAACCCTGCTCCTAACAAGTATCCAAGATAGTTCGCGTCATAGTGACTCGCCGCGCTTCCGATTGTGGTCAAGTCAAGTCTTAAAGAAACTTGTCCAGTACGGCGACGAACACGAGCACCAGAAGAAAAAACGGTATCGGGTTCAGGAGGTAATCCATAAGAACCATCCCGCGCATCGTTGCGCTCACTTGCGACAGGCTCCCCATAAATGACAATGGGATCACGTTCGCAAGGAATAGAAACAAAAGTAAGACCCGAAGTCGAAGGAAGACCCGTCAAAGCGGCGAGAGATCCGAATGATGATTCGGGAGAGATTGAAAGAGATCGATGTGTAACACTCATTTATGCCTCCAAATATAATAAATCAAAAGGGACGATAAGGACGAATCCGAAGAGTTCTCCATTAACATCCGAGAGAGGTTCCGTTGATGGGATTCCAGGTATAACAGAGACGATCCCTGTCGTACTTAAATCATAGTTTGGACCTTTCAAAGTATCAATCAATTTAGACGCATCCTCATTGATCAATCTTTTTAAGAATCCGATGTCGCTTGGAATATCATATCTTATCCTAAGCTCCAAGGAAGTCCGCTTCCTTCCGCTTAATCCTGCCAATCCATCATCCTCCGCAAAGGTGACAGTCTCAATCTCAAAGTATCGATTTGAGTTTGGACGTTGATCAAGAGGAAGAGTCCTTCCGTTCCCTGTTTGTATTGCGACAAAGCCTTGATGAGAATCAGTCTTCGGATCGATCGCTTGGATCATGTCCTCCAACTTCTCAAGACTCTTGAATATTCCTTGACTCATTTCTTTTTATCCTCCTTGTTTATCTTGCTAGCGATCTCCGAGCGGACCGTTTTGAAGAGGATGTCGACATCCTTATCAGAGAGTCCGATAAACTCTCTCTTCTCATTTACATAGTATCCATAATATTGCACATGAGAAGTCAATCCGATTGTGAATCTTGTTTGCTCTGCATTCAGGACGACAAGGTTATTCATCAAGGATCCACTCAAGACGAGATCCACATTTGCAGAATCATCGGGACCGCCTCGCTTTCGGGATTCATGCTTATACTCTTCATATCCTCCAGAGTAAAAAACAGACTTTCCCGTCCGACTGACTCTCCCTCCCTTTGGTTTGAGTCTTGTTCCTGTCCCTTTTTCGATTGGGATGTATATTGGCTTCACTGAATACTCATCGAACTTCTCTCCGTTCGCGTCCAATCCTTTGGACGTCCGAAGCTTAATGGATGCAAGCGTGTTCATTGCGAGTCTCATTGTATCTTTTTTTGTCCAAAGCTTTTTTGGAAACTTTAATTTTACTGTACCCATAGAGACTCCTTTTCTAAATAGGAAGTGATTTCCTATTTAATGACGCATTCCTCTTGTCGCAATGAAGAAGGAGTCGTTTGAGGATCGTTGATAGTTCTTCCATGAAGCGCGGAAGTCGGTCGTCTTTCCTCCACTCTCCCGAAGGTCCAACTCTCCAGAGTCTATGACTCCATCTCCATCCAGATCTAAAGCAAGAGACCGAAGAGCGATCTCCATTAACTCAGAACATCGCGCTCTCATTTGTTCCGCTATATCCATTTGAAGATTTTGTTCATAGATTAATGCGGCTGTACAATAAGCATGAGCTAATCTGAATTGTTCTGGATTGAATACTTCGTCTTCAGTTGCATCTTGAACGAGGACGACATCACGGACTTGGAGGATGAGTTCCTCTTGAGCGGCGTTGATCTGACTAAGGAAGTCCGATTGACGACGAGGGACCATATCAGCAAGAGGAGCGAAGATCTCGACTAGATCGTCGTGAGTCAATCCCGTTGTGAATGGGCGAGGAGTGGACTTGATCAATCCTTTGTCGATCTTGTTCCTTGTGTTTGCTCCAACGTCCGAAACATAGTTGACTATGAATGGATATGTGTTTGCTGTCGAAAGAGCATTGATTGTACTAAGGAGGACAACCGACCAAAGGGAAAACTGAAGAGTCGCAGTCGAAGACAAGTCGATCTCACGAGGGAGAGGTTCGGCAAGGATTGCAGAAGTTCCAACAACTCTCACGACTGTGACATTGTAGTAAGTGTCTCCATTCGTAATGAGGAAGGCCTTGACTTGATTCCTCTCCAATCCCGTTCCTTGATTATCGACAGTCAATGTCCTTCGATCGTTTCCAATCGCGGAGACTGTAGCATTTGGACGAGACAAAGAAAGATCATAATTGATTCCATCCAAAGTCAAGGAGGGAGTCCCATTGATCGGACTTGGAGCGATCCACTCAAAAGAATAGTTCTTATTTAGTACAGCTTTTCTCATCGCTTTTTCTTTCCTCCTGAGTTGGCTTTGGATATGTCCGCGGCTGTCGCTTTGTCAAGGCCCGCGGCTTTTACAAAGGATTCTGTGACAGGACTCCAAGAGTGACGACAGTTATATCCTCCTCCAGAAGTCCGAACCGATAATCCTTGTCCATTGTTTAGTTTTCCTAGTTGTGTTTTGTCGACTACCTTATTAACTAAAGGACGACAAAAAGAGCGCGTGATTCCATCCTTTGGACCTGTATATAAATAGTGATCCATTCCGACAGTATCCGCGGCTATCATGTTTACTGATCTTCCAAATTGAGAGATCTTTGTTCTGACTTCCGTTTGCAGTGTCCCCGCTCCTCTCTCTAAACTTAGAGCGAGATTCGAGATTGCTAAGGAAGGAGGAGTATCGATAACCATTGAGAGGAGCGAGTCCTTAACATTCTTCGCAACGCTTGGAACGACTATATCGTCAAACACGTTTTGAACTGTCAAGGCTTGGATGGATTCGACTTCCGTTTGAATGAAAAGAGGAGTCCAAGTCGGATCGACAACTGATATCGATTCGTTGATTGCCTCTAACATTTTATTTTGCTGATCTATGAAATCTTCCACAGATTCAGCAATCCCTCCAGCAAGGATTAATTCAATGAGTTGATCCTTTGGGAGGGAGAGGAGAGCTTCGGGAGAAGATTGATCAATCGTGTCCTTTAGGGAATCCATAAGACGACGAGTCGCTTTTTTATAAACAACTCCGAATTGATCTGCGGCTCTCTTCTCCGCTTTGAGTTCTTTGATCTTTGCCTTCGTGATTTGGGCTAAGATTGGAGGCTGTTCTTTTGCTTGACGAGCGAGGTCTTCAATGGCCTTTTCATCGGCATCGATCCTCTCCGCTAATAATATATGATCGTGGTCGTCAAGACAGCAGAACATTAACTCAGCCTCTTATAGACAAGAAGTCAAAAGGAAAGCGAAAGAGTCGTCAATCTTAGTGAATGATTGAACTTCCTCATTCCATACATAACGACGAGTTGAATCAAGAGCGTCATATTGTCCCGCGCTTAATCCGCTGAATTCAAAGTCAAGAGCCGCTACAGGCATCGCCTTAACGTTTCCACTCTTAGAGACAACCGCATCGGATCCCTTAAGGATACCCATGAAGATAGTATCTCGTGTCCAAATGTATCCTTCACTTGAAGCGGCTCCAGGATTCGCAGTCTCACGACGAGCGGCTCCAACGTATACGTTAGGAATCCCGAGAACGTCTTTTAATACTTGGATTACAACTTCGTCATTTAAGATACGGTTTCCGCTCGCCAATCCATTCCCAACGCTTCCCGCGAATCCACGTACTTCGGGATTACGCGCAATCTCTCGGAATACATCACGTCCCAAGATTAAGCAATCGGGATTGATTCCATGAGAGTTCGCGAAGACAGTATCTTTTACAACATGAAGATCATGGAGAGGTTCTCCACCTGCGGCGTTGAACTTGTTTCCTGTTCCTCCTGTTAAAGCGGCTACTGTACTATTGTTAGTAAAGTTCGCAGTATCAAAAAGAAGATCCGCAGCTCGTTTCTCTTTAGCAAGTTTCATTGTGCGCGCTACTTTACGAACAATACGCGCTTCTTCTGATCCGGGATATTGAGAATCAAAGATATCTTCCATCGCGATTGAGTCACTTGCTGAATAGATCTTTGCTTTGTAGCTCAAGTTAGTTCGATCAAAAGATCCGATCATTGCACGACTTGATCCAGGAGCACGCTCCAAGTCAAGGTCAGTCGCTCCCATGAAGTTCCGAGTGTTCTCGATGAGGAGAGTACCGCTTCGCTCAGGGATATTTACTTTTTCAAATACTTGATCAGCGATGAGTTGATTGTCCGAAGGAATGGACTCAATCGCGAGGCTCGTTAGAATCTGATCTACTGGATGGATATTACTATATGATGAAGCCATTGTTTACTCCTTAAGCTTTAACAATAGAGGGACCAAAGAAAAGGACTTCGCCTTGATCATTGTTCGCGCTTGCTGTTGAATTGATATTAGGAAGAATACGAGCGATAACAAAATCTCCCGATCCCGCTGTCTCTAGTTTTCCATCATTGGAGGCAGTTAAAGCGGCAGCTCCTGCGCCTTCAAAAGCGGCGATCGCGGCAAGCTTTGCACGAGATACACCTTGGATAAGAACGTCAGTAACTTCTCCCGCGGCGCATCCACGTTGAGCGATTCCGAGAATGGTAGTCGATCCCGCGTCTGAATGAGCGCATTGAGCGATCTTCCCATTTGCATCGAACTTCACAACGTCGAACTCTGCAATAGTAGACGCGGCAACAAATGATTTAACGATATTTTGTGTTTGCATGATTTAAACTCCGTATGCTTTGAGGAACTCTTGAGTATTAGTTTGTCGGAATTCGGAAAGAGCTTGAGCATAAGTCAATCCCTTCTCTTCCGATAATGCTTTGATCTTAAGATTGTCCGCTTGCTCCATGTCCTACTTGATTCATAGGAACGACGGAATTGACAGGACGCTCGGAGAACATAGTCCAGAAAATCTCGTCTCCATTCTTTTTAAAGTCGAATGCTTTGCTTGCCGCTTCTTCTTCAGAAGGTGAGATTTTCCCTTCTCGAAGAAGAGCTCCAACAGCTTCGCGACGCTCTGCGTCAAGTTTCTCCGATTGGAGAGTTTGAACTTGCTCTCGAAGAGATTGGATCTCAGAAAGGAGTTGAGCGGAAGGAAGAGACTCAAACATTTTATAATGCTCTTTTTTCTTCTCGTCTTTGTCCTTGTCGTGTTCCATCATCTTCTTTTTGTCGTCGTGTTCCATCATCTTCTTTTTATCATCATCATAATGATCATTAAGTTTTTTGTCTTTGTCATCATCATAATGATCATTGAGTTTTTTCTTGTCGTCATCTTCAGCCAATTGAGCTTCAGAGTCTTTATTGATTTTAGCTTCGTTCTCTTGAGACATCTCTTTGATCTTCGCTTCAAGGCTTCGGACCATAGCGTCCTTTTGCATAGCGAGATCGATGAGATCATCTTGAGACATTCCTTTTAAATCGGATTCGGTCACCATAAGATTCTCCTTTAGTGTGATTCGATCAATCTTGTCATGTTGTTGAGCAGGCCGCGGAGTCAAGGTGATCGCTAAAAGTTGAGCGTCTCCAATCTTGTCTCCTCCGTCCCGAGTGAATATTTCTCCATGCAAATACTCAGGAGAAGACCATAAAATCCCTCCTGCATCCTTGACGACTTGGAGTCCTCGTTCGTTATAAGCAGGGATTGCGTAAAGTCCATCAGATCTTAAGTCTAGATCAACGATGAGTCCCAAAGCGTTTCCACTCTCGGGAGGAGCGGGAGTTCCTCCTTGGAATGGACTTGTCGCGTGTTGCCAATCGATGATGACTGGATCAGCTTCGCGTCGCTCTTGGAATACTCGGACCATCTCAGAGAGAAGATCTTCATCGATCTCCTTTCCAATATTGTCTCCATTCATACGAGAGGAGACTTGTCCGAGGGATAAAGTCTTGAACGGTTTACCGATTGTTAATCCATCGGGAACGTCATAAACGGGATGTGCTTCTCCAAGGATATTCGCTTCGGAATAAGCTCGGAGGGATTGCGCTTTTTTATCTGCGTTATTCATTTGATTAACTACTTTCTTAGCCCATGTAAATCCAGCGTCTCCTCCCCATCCGTTCCAAGCTTGCCATCCTTTTCCTTGATCGTCCCAAGTCTTTCCATCTTTATCGACTTCATGTCTTGAGAAGTAGGCGAGCATTCGACGGACGGTCTCGGGAGATAGTTCCTTCCCATTCGCAAGATCACGAGCGCGTGCAATTCCGACAGCTGTCATCCCTCTTTGGGATTCGGGCTTGGATGCTCTGACTTCTAAAGCGCGCTCTCCTGCTTCTTGTGCTCCTTTGGGAGGAGTAAAGTCAATGTGATCATACTTCTTAGGAACGGCTAAAAGTTCGGCCTTTTTTTCGGCTTTGCTTTTTTGGGGATGTCCTGAAGGGAGGAGATCAAGATCAGTCGTGTAAGCTTTTTTTCTCTCTCCCGTTCCAACCAATTTGAGGAAGGCTTTGACTCTTGCCAAGGCCCATTGTTCACGAGAAGAAACTTGAGGACGATGGGAGGAGGAGAAGGCTCCCGCTCCTCTTTGATAAACGGCTTTGAGAGTTCCGAGATCAACTCGTTTAGACTTTGCAGTATACTTCTCATTATGCTCATCACGATAATTCTCAAGAGCTTTTAAGGACTTTTCGGGAATCTTGATTCCTCCTCTTGAGCCGCTTGCCGCTCCTTTAGGATTCTTCTTCGATCCGCTTACTCTGTCTTTAGGAGGCGCGGGAGTCTGAGCTGAAGTTCTCTTCTTCTTTGCTTTGAGTCTAATCTTCTTGACCATAGTCTCTTCCTTTTCGTTTGAGGAGAGTTTCGGCAAAGGATGCAACTCCTCCTCCCTTATTCATGGATCTCTCCAAAGGAGTGCGCTCGGCAACTTCGGGAAGATCTCCCGCTCCAAGTCTTTCTCGGATTGCTCTCTCCAAATCATCGTCGGGAGTAAGGAGGCCCGATTGGACAAGACCTGGAAGCATTCCAAGAGATTCCGCCAAATCGTCAGTATCCAATCCCGTATGAGTTAGACGAGGGAGTTTACTTGGATCAATCGCGCCATAGTTCCATCGGATCAATCTTCCAATCGTTCCTCCTCCTCTTCGATCTACTCCCGAAACTTGAGCGGCTACGATATCGCATAGATTGATCGCGGCTCTTCGGAATACTGAGAGGTGGACTTCTCCAACCGATCGCGATCCCGAATCGCTTATCCCAAGATTAGCGAATTGAGCGAGGAAGGCTTGAGAGATTTGATTGTCACATTCTTTGATGATGTCGAGTGGACCTTGACTGTATAGATTTGGAGTAATTGCATAGGAATCGAATTGAATGACAGGAGACTCGACAAGATAAGCAAGTTCAGTTGAGAGGAAGGCTTCCGCTTGATCCGCCGCGTCCTCAATCATTGTACTAATATCCGCGTCCGTTAATCCTTGCATCTCCGCTTGAGAACGATCGACCTTTACTTTTGGAGTAGGCAAGGCCCATCTCTCCAAACCTACGCACATGAGATTCGATACTCTTTGCTTAGTTCTCCACCACCACCAAACGGGACGAAGCATCCCGATTCCTTCGAAGTTTGATCCCGTCCGATTCAATGTAAGGAGGAGAAGTTTGTTGGATGGAATAGGTTCGGGAGTATAGGTATAACCGACAACGTTCTGGAGGACTCCATCCAAGTGCTGTCCATCTCTACTCAACCAACGATTATGAGCTGAAGGTTCTCTGTCTGCATAATAGTCTAACCATACGCGGACCTTGCCTCTTGAATCGGGACCGACTCTATAGATCTCCTCTGCGTATCTATAACCGACAGGAACGAACTCCCATAGATAAGTTAATTGCTCTTCCCATGATGTGGACATTTGTCCCGCGTATCCATCGAATCCATAAGCTTCATTAGCAAAGCGTGCAAGTTCTTCCGAGGTCTCATCTCCTTCGACTCCTGGAACAAATCTCCAAGTCGCAGAGAGAAGAGTCTGTCTTAACATATGCCATGATCGACGGACGACAGGATCGGTCGCTAGCATATCCTCTGCCTCTTGGACCCAATTAAGTCCTGTCAGTTTTGGATTGCGTTCCTTGCCTGTGATCTTCCCTCCCGAGACTTGAGTCCCACTAATACCGCGGGTTCTAAATCTTGGATACATCGCTTTGAGATGATCGGGAGTTCTCTCGTCTTGCTCGTTGCTCATGCTTGATCCTCTTCTATAAGAACAAAGGACTTTATTCTATTATTTCCAAAGATTCTAATTTTTCAACCAAAATCATTCTTTAATCTAGAAGATAAAACATATTGACAACTTTATCAAGAGTTTATAAATTGCCTCAAGACTCCGACTAGAATCATTTTTTACTTTAAACAATTTTTACTTATTGGTTAGAGAGTAGTTTTTTTCTTGAGATTCAATCTAGTTGGAGTCTTTTTTTATTCCCAATCTTCCTCAATACTATAATCTTGAGTCTCCATCCCTGAGAGCAAATTAAAATTAATGTGATCGATTGCCTCCATCACATCCATAGATTGACAAAAGTATTCTATAAGTTTTGTATAAGAGTAGACAGGTTGATCATTTTTACACGATCCAATTATACAAGAGTCAAGTTCTTGAAACTTTCTTGAATGAATCAAGCTCTCCTCTCTGACATGATCGGGAAGTTGATATCCGTATCCTCTATCCAAGAATCCCTCGGTTTGACATCCTTTATGGTCTCTGACATTAGGAGTCGCCCAGTTGATTCCAAAGGATTCGGAAGGCTCTTTCAGCTGTCGCGGGGACGACTCCATTCCCAAGGAGTCTGAGTTCATCCGTTCTATTACATACGGATTTGCACACGTCGCTATAGTCCATCCAATCGGAACTCCCATTAACGTTTCCACCCAACGGGGATTCAGTTGTCCATTGTAAACTTTCTGATCTAGTGTGATTTGTCCGTGAAGATCGATCTGTTTTCCGATCTCCCTCCTCCTTTGATAGTATTTGATTGATCCTCCTTCGTGTCCTCCTAGCATCGGAGTTGGATAGAGTTCGCAAAGGCTCCCAATCTTTTTGCTCTTCTCCTCTTCTTGCGGGCCATTGAGGACTATATTCGGGAGTCCTTGCTGTCGTGAGTTGGGTTCTCGTCTTTTGTAGTCCTCTTTGATCGGAGTAGGCCATGATAAAGACTCTTTTTCTTTGATGTGGAGCACCGATCTCTCGCGCGCTAAATATTCCTGCCGTCGCTTTATAATCCAACCTTTCCAACTCTCGGAGAACATGGAGGAGAACGGGCGTTCCTTTTCGATCGCTCCATCCTTCTCCGAGCTTTGAGGAGATGATTCCTTCGACGTTCTCAAGGAAAACAATGGAAGGTCTGAGAAGAGCGATTCCTCTCTTGATATATGGGAAGAGATGTCGAGGATCTTCATCTCCTCTTCGACGTCCCGCAGCTGAGAACGGTTGACAAGGGAAGCCTCCAGAGAGGATGTCCACTTTTCCACGAAACTCGACGAATGGGAATGTTTTAAGATCCGTCCATATAGGAGCGACGTCCAAGAGTCCCGCTTCCATTTTTGAAACCAAGTTCGCGACCGCATAGGCTTCGATCTCACTAAAAGCGACTGTTCGCAGATTTGGGAGGACTCGTTTAAGTCCAATGTCAATCCCTCCATATCCTGCACAAAGGGAGATGTGTGTAAGTTCTTTGGTAATATCCACGTCAAAATGATTCCTTTCTCCCGATCCTCCGAGTTCGTCTCTCTGACTTCTTAGCTCGGGATGTTGGAGAGTATGATGGAGTAGATAGATCACTCCAGTAATGAATTATACAATCGTATCGAAGAGCGTCCAACGGATCCTCTCTCCCATCCTTCTTCGGTTCGTCCTTTGTCGGACTCCATCCATATGAGAGGATTGCTTTTCTGAATGAGTTTCCGACAGCTCTCTCTCCTCTCGTCCACACCTCTCTTGTACAAAGATATTTTTTCCGAGCGAAGGCGCGCTTTAATTTTTGGATTCCGTTAAGGACGTTCGTCAATACGGGATCGGTCGTATATCGAAGAGGAAGTCCAATCCCTCCATGATCGGGAGCTTTCATTATCTCTCTAAATGCTGTCCTTCCTGTTTGATCATTCCGAGCGGCTCCCGCTTTATCCGCAATTCCACTATCCAACCATATCCGCGGACCTGGAGCGGAGTCCTTTGATTTGCGAGGCCACGCGATCGAAAGGATAAGCTTGGAGAGTTGGGAGATCGTGACTTCTTGAGGATTGATCTCATGGAGAATAACAGTCGCTTCTCTCTCCTCATCATATACCATTATCAGGACACTCGGCTTCCTAAATCCCCAGTCAATCGCAATCCTTCCTGTCATCTCCTCCTTGTACTTGAATCCATCTACCACATGACTCTCCGTCCATTCGTTATAGATTAAGCCGCTTGGAGGTCTCGGTTGATTCATCACCATCGCGAGCCGCTCCTCTTCGGGAAGGAGCTTAGTCGCCTCAAACCAATCATCCGAAAGGTTGGATTGATTTACATAGGAAGTAAAGAGGAGAGGATTGTATCCCGCTTTCTCTGCTAAGTGACACCACCAAGCATCGGAAACAGGAAGTCCGACGAGGATGAGAATTGGAGATGGACCCGCGCGTAAACGTCCCAAGGCCTTTTGAGCAACTTCATCAGATCGGAATGTTTGACATTCATCGATCAACGCGACTCCACTTGTGATGTTCAATCCCTCAAGAGGATTGTGAGTTGCCTCTCTTGTCCCTGGTCGGAAGTAGGATCGACACCATATTGAGGATCCTGTTATAGGACAACTCCACTTCATCTCCAAGGAATTAAAAGTCCATCCAAGCGGACCGAGCCACTTTTGCAACTCGGGACCAAGTACAGATCGATATCTTGGAGAAGTATCTGTTATGAGGAGAGAGGAAGTTCCCGCTCTGATTCGACTGATAAACCATAAAGCAAAGACAAGTCCGCTCGTCTTTCCCGATCCCCATCCACATCGAGCGGCTATGACTTTATCTCTCCTCCTTATCCTTGCGACTATGTTTTGCTGTAGCTCGTTAAGTTGTAAATCCATAGCTCTTCCTAAATCGTTTCTTTGAAGTCGAGTCCTATTTTATGGAAGATGTCCTCAATATTAATCCTCATCTTACTTACAAAGAGACCTCTGACGATCGCTTCAAAGTCGACCTTGTATTCTGTCTGCTGTCTCCTTCCCTCTCTTAAGATCCATCCTTCATCGATGAAGGGACGAAGAACAGTTGATCCGTTAGCACTCTTTAAAATGTCTCTTATTCTTTTAAAAGGATAATGGACTCCAATTGATACTTGATGATTGAGGAGTTTGATTAAAAAGAGTTGTTGAGTTGTTGAGTATTCTTGAGTGTAATCATTCAACTTTAAAGAGATGTGGGAAATCAATTCATGGAGTCGATTTTGATTAATCATGTCAAGATACGGCTGGATGGATTGATCCCCATATAAACGATCGAAGTAGTCATCCAAGTCAGTCGACTGATAAAGATCCTCATTAAAAGTGTGGAAATTATCATAAAATCGGATCGCTTGTCGGAAGTGGAACTCTCCAAACCGATTCCATTGTTTATGGAGATACACAACTGCAATGCATCCATATTGATCATATGAGCACACTCCTTGAGATCTTTGATCGTCTAGAGTCATAGTGAATCCATGTACTATGATTCTTCTCCGATTGGATCGATCCCTGAGGAGAGCGTGCTGAAGAAAGGATTTGACAGGACGATCTGAAAGAGTCTCGATGAGAACGTCCTTCGGCTCTCTTCCGACGCAACTCCGAAGTTTTACTTCGATCTCGCAAAGCTTAAGCGGCTTTTCAAAGCTTGGATCTTTCTCCTCCATCCATCCGTCACAATATCCACGTTCTCCAGTGATCATCCTCATTTCCTCTTGATTGGAGACATACAGCTCCGACGCCTTAAAAGCTCCGAGGACTTCCATCTCAAATCGATATCCTCTTGCCGCGTGATGATTCATATTGCTTTCCTGTCTGCTTATAGTATTAAAGATCGGGATATCCCTTTGTATATTATAATTCATTCTTCTCTCTCTTGGTTTATATCATGTCTGACTATGAATTAATCTTCGTCTTGATTTGGATCTTCGTTTGTTCCGTCCTCGCTTTTATTAATTCCGAGTAGATGATCCGTTTGCTTCATCATCAACTTGATCTCCTCAAGTCCTTCCGACTTGGAAACATTCATATCGATTTGTTCTCTCTTGCTCCATCGCTCGGGAAAGCGTCTCTCCAGGATCCAAGCCTTTGCTCTCCAATCCTCATTCACTGAGATCTCAGTAATAAGCCGAGACTCACTCACTCCAATCGCTTGATCAATCATCTCTGCGAAGTCGTCCTTCTCTCTTCTCCACCGATGGAAGGTTGACTCTGAGATTCCCAAAGCTTGCGCGGCTTGCCTCATCGGGATCCCCTTTGATACGTGTTCGCATATTTGATGAGCTAGGATCGATGTGTATTTTGTGTTCTTTACGCGCGTATTACTTTCATCCTTGCTATTAAGAGTTTCTAAAAAGAGTTCTCTTGCCGCCAATCCTTCAAGATCATCATTCATTTAGACTCCTCCAGATCGGCAAAGATAATCTCTTCAATCTTCCGATTAAGATGTTGTTCAACTTCCTCATACACTTCGGGAATATCTCTCAAGACTTCAATCCCAATCCTTAACCATAGATCGATTGCTTCAATATGGAGCTGTCGTTCTGACTTCTTCTTCTTAGACATGAGGAGAATCCTTTCGATCACTCAGGACGATTACCTTGTTTACATATAAAGTCCATCGTGTCTTTCCTTCATACTCTTCCGATCGATGAGGACCTTCGATATATACTTGAGTCCCCTTCTTACATGATCTGAGAAGATATTCAGCTTTGGCCGCAAAGGATACACATCTAAACCAAGTCGTCTTCTTCTCTCCCTTGATTGCTTCATTGACTCCGACGGAGAACTTGACGATCGTTTTGTCGTAAGATCCGACGCTTTCTGGATCCGCTCCAAGATTCCCAATTATGGATAAATTATTAACTCCCATTTGTTTTCCTTTCTTTAATGCCACGTTCTAACATTTCGCGCATAACACGAGCGCGTGATCTATTTTCACTTTTAGAGATCTGATTCAATTCATCAAGCATCTTGATCGGAACTCTTAAACATATATCTTTACTAGACATATTCTTCCACCTTCCTTGAGGTCATATAATATCATATTAGATCATAGGCTTAAAAGAGTCTTGAGTCAATGGATAGAAGTAATATAATAAAAGACATACTAAATTAAGGAGAATTAAAATGAGCATTGACTTTTCATCCATTTGGAACATGATCGGATTATTAGGAGCAATCGGTTCCTTTATCTTTTACGGAGCGCGAACCTTTGGAAAGACAGTTGAACAAATTGAGCGACTATCCAAAGCGATCGATCTCCTTCAAAAAAACTTAGAGACTCAAACGGAGTCATGTAAAGAAGGACGTATCGAAATATGGACAGAAGTAAACCGAATGAGAGAAAGATTGACAGCTGTCGAGACTATCCAGAACATGGAGAAGAGATAGGCTTTGTTAAGCTAGTGAATCAAAGCGGAGGAGCTGAAGAGATTGTAAACGCGGCTCGGGTATCCTTTGGAAAGAAGATTGAGAAGATCGAAGAGAAGGATCTTAAGTTGATCCGATATCTTTGGGAGAATAAACATACTTCTCCTTTTCGACATATTCATTTTACTTTCCATATTAAAGCTCCAATCTTTGTCCTTCGTCAATGGATGAAACATCAAGTCGGATGCTCATGGAATGAGATCTCTGGAAGATATGTTCAATTTGATTATGAGTTCTTTTGTCCTGAAGAGTGGAGATCTAAACCGAGCGGATCCGTAAAACAGGGAAGCGGCTCTCCTTTTGAATCGGATGAGAATGAGATTATCTCTCGGAAGTATCTTGGAGTCATTGATCAATGCCATGATCTTTATAAAGAATTGATTGAGATTGGAGTATGCAAAGAACAAGCTCGGATGATCCTTCCTTTGTCTCTATACTCGGAATGCTATTGGACGGTCTCTTTCCAAGCTCTTCTCCACTTCTTAGATCTTAGGATGGATTCACATTCTCAAGTGGAGATCCAAGATTATGCGAAGGAAGTTCAATCGATTCTATTTGGACTGGATGGAATCAAAGAGATCATGGAGTTGATTAATGAAGTCTGAGTTTTCTAGACATTGGTATTATCATGCTCTCCTTTTATCCGATCGATCTCCATGCTGTAGAGGAAATGTCGGAGCGATCATCATTGATCAATCAAACAATCCGATCTCAATGGGATTCAATGGACCACCAAGAGGAGCCGCTGGATCATTATGTAAAGGAGATCGATGTGAAAGGAACGACTTGAAGATTGAGAGCGGGACTCATATTGAGATTGGCTGTCATCATGCAGAGGCTAATGCTTTGATGAATGCAGTTAAGAAGGGAATCTCAGTTGATCAATGCTCTCTCGTCATTACGACCGCGCCTTGTATGGTATGCGCTAAATTGATTCATCATTCAGGAATAAAGGAAGTCTTCTTCCCCATATCTTCCAAGTATGATCGAAGAGGACAAGAGTATCTAGAGGAGAATCAAGTGGAGATTAACTTGATTGACTTGAATGATATTGAATGATAGTCTCTTTTTGTTCACTCTCTTTATTTGTTTGGAGGTGATCTATTCCTTTCTAGCATTCGGTCAATTCTGTACTTCTCTCCAGGATTGGCCGTTTGTTATTTTGGGAGAAGCATCTTAAGCTCTTCCTTGATTTCTTCGGGAGTCCATCCCATTGATCGGAGTTGTCGGATAAAGACTTCTCTTACATCATTCTCATACTCTGGAAGAATCTTGAATGCTTTTTCTCGAATTGGGATTGGAGGCTTATGACCTTTGGCCCATCTTTGGAGAGTCGCGATTGAAGGAGGATTCGTCTCATCAAAGAGAGTTTCTCTGACTTGCTTCCAAGTATATCTCAAGTCTCGGAGTCTCTTGATCTCCTCAATTAGTTTCTCATTACTCATTTAAAGAATCCTTCCACATCTCCGCGGCGATCATTCCCCTTCATCTCAAACAAGAAGTTCTTACACATCTCCGCAATTCTGGACTGACTCCTAATGTCTAGAAACTTTCTTTTCATTTCGCGAGGAGAAAGATTGGAAGCGAAGAGGACTTGAACATTCGATTCATAAAGAGCATGGATCAATTCGTTCGTCGTTTGGATTCCCCATTCATTCATACGAAAGAATCCAAGCTCGTCGAAGAAGACGACATCGACACGATCTAGCCAAGTATAGCGAGGATCTTTAATATCGGTCTTATCGTCAAAGGATTGTTTGATTCTTTCAAGAAGGGATTGATGAGATACATATCGAACTCTCTTCCCTCTCCATATCATTTCACGAGCGAGAGCGGCCAAGAGATGCGTTTTTCCATTCCCTGTATGTCCATAGATCATCCCTCCTCTGATTTGCTTATTTGCGAAAGATTGAGCAAGCTCCTCCAATCCATCCTCAAACTGATAATTCCCGAGATGCTTGTCGATTGCCGCGGCTGTTAATCCACTTTGTTTAAATCGGATGAGATATTGATTAGTTCTTCCGCAGTATGGACAAGGCTCGGAATAGACGTAACGATGTTGAATAGGCATCCATAATCCATCCTCCTCCACTCTTAAACCGAGAGGACGCTTTGATATGTCTTCAACTTGTTCTCCTCCTTCTCCTTCGATCATAACGGGATTATACTCTCTAAGATCATCAACGAACTCGACTCGCTCTCTAACATGTATTTGTGAATGGGAGGCAGTGCATCCAGCATATCCGCAGGAAGGAAGGAAATTGATCTTGAGTTTCGGGATTCCCATGATCACTTCTTTAGTCAAAAGATTCTCTTCTTCCAAGTTGAATGAGTGGATCAATTCAGGACGACCGACATTTGTTTGGATCCCCCCTCCGCTTTTCTTTTCTACGGCTTTGAGGAATAGGGATAATGATTCGTTTAAGCTTTGCATGACTTCTCTCCTCGCTTTGCTTAAAATGGTTTAGTTAGATCGGGAAACATGATTCTCTCTCGATCGGAATATGTTAATCGTTGATAATTGGCTTTGACATAATTCTCCGCTTTCATCCTTTCATCTGGATCAACTATAGAAGAAGGATATCGGAATGTATAGACTTGATTGATCTCTCTTTCGTTTTCTTCAATCTCCTCCTCTCTCTCCATCTCTCCCCATTTCAATGCCTCTCTCGCGTGTTCTTCAGTAGTCAGAGAGTTAATAGAATATTGTTTATTATTGTAACTTATTGTATGGGGGTCAACCTTGTCATGCTTAACAGTGTCAACCTTGTCATACTTAACAGTGTCAACCTTGTCAGTGTCAACCTTGTCAGTGTCAACCTTGTCATACTTAGAGAAGAAAGAGAGATTGATCTTAGTCAATGCAACTCGACTTTTAACAGCTCCTGGATCTCTAGTTGAGACTCGTAAGATTACTCCTTTGTCTTTCAACTTCGATATCACTCTTCGGACCGTTCTCTCGGAACTAGAAGTCAACTCCGAAAGATTGGAGACAGAGACTGGACCGCTCCAAGTATTCCAATCCAATCGAAAGCAAAGAGCAAAGAGAAGGACTTTTTCGTTTGCGTCCAAATCGGGACAACTGAGAATTAATTTCCTCATATTATATTCATTCATAATGAACTCCTTTCAAGTTCTCTTATATAATAATCAAATTACTTTTGTAAAGTTTTTTTACTTTTTTTATAAAATAAACTTGACAGTAGATCTAAAATTATTTAATGATTGACATCGAAAGGAGTTCAACATGAAGGACGAAATTAAAAAAGCTCTTAAGACTAAGAGATATAAACTTTATCACTTAGCGGATCAAATGGGATATACAAAAGCTCATTTATACAATGTACTAAACAAAAAGCATAAAGCACCGAAACAATTCATTTTCACATTATGCGCTTGTATCAACGAAATGACTGGATCAACTTTTACCACTGAAGACTTTAAGGAATACACAAAATGATTAAATACGCACCAAAGAAAGACCGACGAACATTCGCAGAGAAACACGCTTTTATCTTTATCACTTTGATCGCTCTTGGAGCCGCTCTTGCTTTCCAATCATTTCACGAAAGCACTCAAAGAGACAACGTAGTAAAGAATCCCAATCAATCAATTTTAAAAACTGTCTCGAATATCCGAGCGAATCAATAAACTTTTATACACTGGAGAGAAGACCATGTTAAACGATAATCAATTACAATTAATCCAAAACCTTTCAACCGATCGCGACTTCAATGATAACGTCAAGAGCTTCCTTACTTTTGGACATCTCTTTGAGTTCAACGTCGCAGTCACTCTCGCTCATACTTATTGTATCCAAGGAAAGCCCGCCCTCAATGCGGATGCAATGGCAGGAGCCGTCCGTCGTTATGTAGGAAAGGATGGAAAGAAAGTATGCGCGGCTATTTGGGAAGAGATCACAGAAGAATCAGTCACTGTCTTTGCTTTACGTCGTGATGAATTGGAGATGTCCAAAGAGTTCGGATTCGATGTGAAGCCTAAATCATGGACTTACACTCTGGAAGACGCAAGACTTAGAGGAACTCTCAATCAAAGAGCATGGAAACAAATGCCTAAAGTGATGATGCATAAACGCGCCTTGACTGCTCTTCTTCGACTTGCCTTCCCTGAGATCATAGGAACCGCTTGCTCTCCCGATGAATTGGCCGAGATGATGATCAAGGATGAGACACAAAGAGACGCTATTGTTTATGCTTCCGTTGAAGGAGAGCGCGCGCCCAAATCATCCACTCCTCCCGCTCCCGCTCCTAAAAAAAAAACTAAATTAGAAACTCCTCCTCCCGCTCCAATCAATCCTCCTTCGCAATCAAATCCAATCCGAGACTTTTCAAACGTCAACACAACGATCGAAGAGCTGAAGAAGGAGGGAGTGGATGTTGATCAAGCTTTGGTCGCGATGGAGACAATGAGTCAAAAGCCGCTTAATCAATGTAGCTCCGATCAACTCGCCAAACTCTTTTACGCTTTCGGAATGAATCCGATCAATGTCTTCTTTCAAGATGGAGCAAAGAAGATCGGATATGATGGATTTAAGGAATGGGATCAAGCGGATATCCAAGTCTTAGCAGGCCTCTTTGATTCTTTTTATGGAACTTGCTTTGATCCTGCTATCCATAAGGATCTCGCTCAATATTGTTATACCGTACATGATAGTTCATATCATTATAACGGAGCATGGAGTGAGACAATGATCATGCTAAGAAAGCAACTCAATGAGGAGCTTATTGATCAAAAGACTTTCAACCAATATGAGAAAGCAATCAATACGAATCCAGGAGGAGGAACATTCTTTATGATTGCCCGTTCGCTTGGAGTTCACATTTAAGCCCATCGCATCCGCTTGTTAAATGCGCATCGTTTCCACCTCCAACCGAAGTCAGATCGATTGAAGTCCAATCAAGACTCATTAAACGATTCCATTCCTCTTCTTGAGTAGTTCCCTCTTTGACAGTTTGGAAAGGAGCGTTTTTATATACAGTGTCTCCATAGTCCGAAAGAAGAGCGACTCCTCTCACAGATCGACGATTCTTCCAAAGCCAATCGGAAACCATATTCCATTCATCGTCCTTGACTGTACAAGTATTAGATACATTATGAGAGAGGCCTTCAATTCGACTTGCTCTTGATCCAGTCTCTACCCAATTAGATTGGACGAGAGCAACCGACTCGAGGAAGTCTTTAGCGGAAAGGTGATCTCTTGGAGTTCCATTCCCTACACAAGCGAATTGGACAATCCCCGTATCTCCATCAAGATCGATCGTCGCTTCAGGGAGATTCTCTTTGATGAGTTCCCATATTGGATTGATCTTGGATAATCGGATCGTCCGAATATATCGATCTGCATGGAATGGATGGATCCCCGAAGAAGTCCCGAGGATAGTTGAAGTATTTCCACTTGGTTTAATACAAGTCAAACGAGAGGCATGATTGATTCCAATTCTCTTCGCTGTTAGTTGATTTGTATCCTCTACAATCGTAGCTCCATCTCTGAGAATGGAAGGGACAAAGGAAAGCGGATTCGCGTGCATACCTGTTAAGGAGACACCGATCAATGCCTCTTGCTCAATAATCGTCTTCGATACTCTTCCTAAGTATCCAGTGTCAGTATATCCCGCTTGGAGAGTTCCGATATATGAAGCGGCTTCGCAAGCCTCAAAGAACTTCTCCTCAGTTTGATTCTTCTCCATGTTGATCTCAGTTAAATTACAAACGGCCCATCCACTTCTCCACATCCAACCGCCCATCTCCAAGCGTCTTCGATTCCGAGTGATACTTAGAGGAAGATCCGTTTGATGAGTCCCGAAAGCGGATTGGACGAAATATGGATAAAGGCCAATCTCACAACATGGATTCGTTCCGAAGTCTGGAGAGTCAGAGAAGTAAACTCCAGGTTCTCCCCATTGTTTATTCAACTTGACGACCTTATTGATCATCCGCTTTGTCTCGCTTCCATCCGTCGGAACGGTCGCGGATATATTAGCGTATGCTCTATGTGGATGATGTCTCCACCAATCGCCCGTCTTTGCATTTAACATGAGATCATCGTCTTGATCGAAGAGACATATTGAAGCGGATCTTCTCACTCCTCCACTCAGGACAGCGGCACTTAATTCCATACAAATATCAAACACGTCAATCGATCGGAGTCTCTGTCCGAATCTTGAATGGAGGATCTTCTTAATCTTATCAAGACAGTTCTTCAAAGGCTCGGGACCTGGAGCGATTCCACCCGACGAGATCGGAGATCCTTTGGGACGTACCTTGTCGAAGTTGAACTCCAATTCATAATCATATGAATGATCAAAGTAATCAGTAAAGAAGTAAGAATCAAGAAGAGCTTGGAGAGCCTTTGCCCATCCTTCGATTGAATCTTCAACGATATACTCCATTGATCTTCTATTGAGATAAGCGTTCTTAATGATGATTCTAGGAAGCTTTAGAATATCTGTTTTACGAACGGAGAATCCTGTACCCGATCCGCAAAGTAAAAGCCAAAACATTTCGGAGAAAAAGCGAGGACGATCCGCAGGTGAGAAAGTACAATTGTAAATCCTCATGTTCCTTCTAAGGATTGCTTCTCCTCCGAATTGAGTTGATCTCTGACTCGGGACAACTCTCTTATCTTTGACTAAGGAGAAGGCCCAATCGATCTGCTCTTCTTCATTTGGATATTTCTTTTTGTGCATAGAAGCGACACGATCGATCGCCTCTTCCCATGATTCTCTTCCGTTCGGGGTCGGCTTAGCATATTGAGCTGCGAAGGCAACTCTCCCCATGATTTCATTCTGTGACATTTTACAACTCTTTAACGTGTACCGAAGTAAACACTCGCCGCGCTAAGAGCGATCGTCGCAGCGACTGATCCGATAAGTAATGTTTTATACTTTGATCGCTCTTCTTTTAGTTTGAGTTGTAGATTCTTATTCAATAGTTCCGATTCGTCAAGAGACTTTCTAAAGACATCAAGACGATCTTTACATCTTCCGACTCGGGATTCTGTCTCCAATTCAAAGCGAGACTTGATCTCACTTACTCGAATTAAACAGGAGTTTCCATGGAGAGAAGATTGGATATCGGCCATATCTCCAGCCTTGAGAATAAATCCCGAAGTATCAGAGACCGCGCCTTGTTGGACATATGGAGCTTTGATTAGATGACCGTCGTCAAGAGTAATCGAAGCGTATCCAAATTGAAGGACGAATAAAGGAAGGATTAGATTAATCATGGAAGAGTTCCCTTCTCAGGACAAACGCTTTCGATCAATACGTTGCAGTTGTCTTTGATCTTCTCTTTCTCTTGTCTGCAAATCTTTTGTTCTCGCTGGATGCATGAGGTCTCTCCTTCACTTATACACTTTGAGAACTCAATCTCTAAGTCTTCAAGTTGCTTCTCTTGGAGTTTAGTCAAGATAAGTTCTTCTTTGCATACGTCTTCTTTAGAGGAGGACCCAAGACTCATTCCGACGATAAGGAGAACGGAAGAGAAGAGAATGACAGCGAGCGCAATTCCGATCGGAGTCCGAAGAAGTTCACTCGCCTCTTTTAAATCTAGCTGAATATTAAACATTTTATACACAATACATTTGAATGATCGGGGAATAAACTCCTCCCGATCTAGTTGAATGAAGAGTACCTTCTCTATTCGTTGCAGAAGATCGAATCGTCAATTTATATGATCTTGCTCCTGAATAGATGGGAATTAAAAAACGGCCTGTTAAGGTTGACTGATATAATTGAGTATCTGCGATTTCCTGCGCTCGGTATCCGTCACCTAGTTGAGCGTATGCACCCGATCCAATCTTCTCTCTTAATTCAAAAAAGAAATTTGTTCCATTGTCTGGATCGTGATGATATTGGATTGTATATTCATAGACTACAAAATTAAAGTTACCACTTGGAGGAGTAAAGGTGACTTCACTGTTTGTAATATCCAAGACTGTTGTACTAACTGTTTGACTTGCTGTATTTGCAGTAAAAGCAGTTTCTAAATTTTGTTGTTTTCTTTTTCTAAGATAAGTCATATTTACTCCACACTGTAGCAAGACACGCTCGGATAATAATGCTGATTCGCATAAGAAGAGCTATCATCAAGAAAGTCTTGATCGAATTGATGAAGGGCACAGTCGGATCCCGCGTCTTCTTTGACAAGTAATCTCAGTCTCTTTGTACTTGTCCATCCTGAAGTATTTAAACAAAACTTTACATCAAAGACCGATCGGATCCGAATGATTGAAGCCGAAGATCCGAAGTATACTTCCGTATTATCTCCAAAGTCTGAGAATGTGGATCCATTGTCGTCACTATATTGTAGTTTAAAGAAGGCATTCTTCTCTCCACTGGATCCCGCATCCGCGAATAAATGAACACTAAAGTGATAAATCACTTCATTAGCATTAATCGATGGGATATAATCGATCTCAGATCCTGTCGCATATACATATGAAGTCGTCAAAACTTGTTTAGTCACGCTTGTATCAGTAAGGATTTTGAAGTTCTCTGCAAAACTTGATTGTATTTGATAAGTCATTTTTAAATCTCGTAAATCATCAGAAAAGGATTGAAGAGCAAAATGGAATCACTAGTCGTTTTTCTTGTACCGTTCACAATCGATTCAAGAGACGCGGAACTATTATAAGTCTTGCATTGTATTTGCAAAACCTTCGCTCCTGTCCATCCATCAAGTCTATATTTCAATGTGATCAAGTCGGAGAGTCCTGTGGTGTTTGACGTCGTAGTCGTTCCAAAGTCATTATTATAATCAATGTTACTCGTGACGACATCGGCAAGAGTTCCAACAGTATCTCCAATCTGAACTCTAAACATTATAGAGTTATCTGGATCTTTTCTTCCGTAAGCAGTAGTAAACTCTAATACAATGTCAGCACCTGAAGACGTTGGAGTGTATGTGACTTGACCTCCCTCAACTAAAGCATACGAAGTCGTAACATCTTGAGACGCTGTAACAGTCGTTTTTAAAAAAGTTATATTAGTCTTTTGATCTGCTAAGTTTGTAGTTAAGTAAGACATTATATAATATTCCAGTTCGCATTATCAGAGATAAACGTCAAGCTCTCAAACTGACTAGTAATCGATACGGAATTGGATCCGTCAATAGTTTGTTGAACTCCCGGATTTGGAGCGGAAACAGTAATCGAAGAAGCAATCCGATTCTTAACTTGAATCTTTACTCCTTCCGCTCCAATCGCAGTCGGAAGAGTAACCGCACTTGCTCCACTGTCACACATATAAGCACGTTCTAATTCACTCGCTCCGATTGCGCTGTCAGTCGTTCCGATCGTATACGGTGTGCTAGTGATCTCCGTCACTGTCGGTCTTGATCCTCCTCCTCCTCCTGTCGCCTCTTTCGCTTCCCATCGATTATTTGCATGTACATATTCTAAAACATATCCATTGATACCCGCTCCCGCTGTATAATTCACATCATTGAGATCGGTTAGATTTGCCGCTCCGATTCGCGCGTCCGCTCTTGCATTCGTATAATAAAGATTCGCTCCTTCGGACAAGTCTCCAGTGTCCTTCGTCCCGAGTTGAGTATCAAATCTTGCATTCGTATAGTAGAGATTCGATGATCCTTCGGTCACATTATCAGTCGTCTTCGTCCCGAGTTGAGTATCAAATCTTGCGTTTGTATAGTAGAGATTTGAGGATCCTTCCGAAAGATTATCGGTATCTTTCGTTCCGAGCTGAGTATCAAATCTTGCATTCGTATAGTAAAGATTGGAGGATCCTTCGGTTAAATTATCCGTTGTCTTTGTTCCAAGCTGAGTATCGAACCGAGCATTCGTATAGTAAAGATTGGAGGATCCTTCCGAGATATCATCAGTATCTAGAGTTACATTTGGACCTGAATCTCCGTTTACTTGGGAGATTCCTCCGCTCGCCGCTTTCGCTTCCCATCGGGTATTTGCATGGACATATTCTAAAACATATCCATTGATAGCCGCTCCTGCGGTATAATTGACATCGTTGAGATCGGTTAGATTTGCCGCTCCGATTCGCGCGTCCGCTCTTGCGTTTGTATAATATAAGTTTGATCCCTCGGATAAGTCTCCAGTGTCCTTCGTTCCGAGTTGAGTATCAAACCGAGCATTCGTATAATACAGGTTGGAGGATCCTTCGGTTACATTGTCAGTCGTCTTCGTTCCGAGCTGAGTATCAAATCTTGCATTTGTATAATACAGGTTGGAGGATCCTTCGGTTACATTGTCAGTCGTCTTCGTTCCGAGCTGAGTATCAAATCTTGCATTTGTATAATACAGATTCGATCCCTCAGTTAGATCTCCAGTGTCCTTCGTTCCGAGCTGAGTATCAAACCGAGCATTTGTATAATACAGATTGGAAGATCCTTCCGAGAGATTATCGGTGTCCTTCGTTCCGAGCTGAGTATCAAATCTTGCATTCGTATAATAAAGATTGGAGGATCCCTCGGAGATATTATCGGTGTCTAAGGAGACAACTCCCGTTTGACCATTGACCGAAGCGACTGCATCCGTATTGTCGATCTTATCAAACATTGCGGAAGTAATGGGAGAAGCCGCATCTTGATTAAAGACAATATGATCTCCGACATCTAAAGTAACTCCCGCTAAAGTTCCACCTACGGAGACGATATAGAAGTCTCCTTTTTCGGAGGATGTCAAATCGGGAGAGTTAGTTGTAGCGTTATAGCTTCCTTTATATTCAAGTCCTCCCGTGACGGATCCTGTCGCGGATGGATTTGGTCTAATATCTAAACTCATAATTTACTCCTTATTTAGAGAATCCCGCGATCAAGTAGAATGTATCTGATCCCGCGGCTTTCTTGTAAGCGATTGTTGATACTGTGGTATTAATTGTTCCGACATCATCCGAGTAGTAATAATCAACAGGAAGCTCGTTAGTCACTGCGTCTCCTGCTCCTCCGCGCGCTCTATATTTGATATAAGCTAGATTCGATCCTTTATTGACGACAGCAAGGAAAGCAAAGGACAATCCAGCCGCACAAGCGGAACCCGTCACAGAGTCGACGAAGTTGTCTGAGGAGAGATCATGCCAATCCGTATCGTTTACAGAAGAAGCATTATAGACAGCGCGGATCGATCCCGCGATAATTGGATCTTGAACGTTGAGACTCATTTGGAGTCCTCCTTTTTAGTTTCTTTGTCTTGTCTTCCTTTTGCGACGTTCGCACCTGCGAAGATCAAGAAGAGTGAATCAATAGCAGAGATGATCTCTGCATGAGCTTTGTCCATTATGGCAAGAATGAAAAGGACTAGCAAGGTAGCATAAAAGGCCATTGCCTTCCGTCCTCCCATTCGTTGGAGCATCGTCCTTTTTTTCTCTTGTTTATCCATTGTAGTCCTCGTCAATCAATCTATAAACACGAGCGACTTTAGAAAGATTCCTAGTCCGTTTACAAACTCCCTCTCTCCATGTTTGATCGGGACCTACTCCATGAGCATTCCCTTCGATCGTGTGGAAGTCTCCTTGGTCGTTTGGAGAAGTGCGCGCAAGTGTAATGTGATTTCCATAGGATGGAGAATGATCGTCGGAAGTATAGACAACAACGATATCTCCTGGAAGGATTGAGTCAACTGTTTGAACTCGGGAGGAGTTGGACCAATCTCTATTCATTCGATAGCAGGATGGAAAGGTATTCTTTCTTACTTGGAGATTAACCATATCTCCAAAGCAATAAGCCGCGAAGGCTCCACACCAAGCGAATTGGCCGTTCTTTACATAGTCGTCTTCCCAAGTCCATCCGATCCCATCAGTCGATTTTATATAAGAGTTGATACGTTGCCAATTCCCTCCCCCATTCGGTTCGGTCACATTCAACTCCCATTCCTTTTCCGCTCTCTTTAGAGATTGGACTGTGTTCTCGTTTGGATGGACTTTACGATCGATATTCACATTGATATTGACTTCGACAGTTTTATCGATGTCAATGCAAAGCTGATTCATCGCTCTTTTATATCGTCGGTTCTCATGTTCAAGAATATCAAGTCGTTCCTCTAGTTGTCTTTTAGTGTACTTGCTCATTAAGCTAGTTCCTTTCCATCGTCGGAAGATCCAAGGATTCCCGAAGCGTTTGAGATATAAGCGTCTAGTTTCTGATCTGCGACCGCGGAAGTGTAGACAGTCGGTTCAAGAGTTCCTCCTGTTGTACTGATTCCATGATTACCTGTAAAAGTAATTGTCGCAGTCGTTCCGTTGTCGACTATGGATTGAATCGTCAATCCAGTTATTGAATTATCGTGATCTCCCTCAAGTACATAATCCACAACGTCTCCCGCTTTAAAGAACTCAGAATCCTTGACGGAGTTTCCAAGGAGATTCGTATTTGAGAAAACATCTTGATCGATCGTGACTGTCGTCGTCAATGGGATGGCAAGGACAAGAGCGGAGTCATTCCATCCCGCCGTTCTTGTTCCCGTTGTCAAGATCTCCAACTCACATCCTTCGCTTAAAAGCTCTTGACGAATGGACCGAATTAATCCGACTCCATTCTCAACTCCGTACTCAGGACCATAAGCTTTTAAACGATCGGAAGAGACAAGAGCATATCGACCGATATCAATCAAAGCACTCTGACCCGTTCCGATCGATCCTCTCCAAGTCCGAAGGGGATTGGATAAAAGATTGAAGATCCGAGACACGACAGGAAGGAAGAAGGAGAATGAGTCTCCTCCAGTTGATCCGATTTGATCGGACGAGACTCCGAATAAATCAAGAGTGAGTTTTGACTTTTCTCCACCATATCGATTAATCGCTTCTTGATTATTGAAGATTCTCTTCGTTCTAAGTTTCTGCTCTGCAATATCATAATCGAAGTTGACTTCGACTTGACTCACAATGTCCTCATAGGTGTCCCATGTTGGAGGATCATCCGTCAACCAATCTCCTTGGTTGATAGTTATAGCCGCCGCGGCTGTCTGATCCATTCCCAAAGGTTGGAGAGCGATCTTTGATCTTCCATCTCTATTCCTTCTCATAACGAGGACCGCTCCCATCGCTTGGAGGAGTGGAGTCAATGTGGATCTTAAGTCCGTTCCTTGTCCTCTCAAGTCAAGATTGATCATTAAGTTAGGAATGGATTCATATTGGAGGAAGGATTGGACATCGATCTCAATCTCGTCAAGATTCAATCCGACGGATGACTTGTCATAAGATCCATTGATTGAAGATCCTCCTCCGCTTTGGAGGATTTGGAGGATCGCTTGACCTGGAGTCTGAAAGTTGATCCGAGTTGTCAAGTAGATCTTTGTCGGTTCGTATCCTTCCCAATCTCCAAAGGATCTCCGAATGGATGAGGAAAAAGGCTCTTCGATGTGGAGAAGGAATCCGATATCCGTTCCCGAATATGTCGCGGTCGTTTGGTGAGTAATCGGGAAAGTTTGGAAAGACTCTTGATCAAGATTCCGATCATAGTATGAGACCTCTATATCATAAGAGACTCCAGTTGTCGCAGAGGATGGAAGACCTAGATTATCCTTGACTAGGATTGTAGATTCTCCGTTTTGATAATATGCCTTTGCGATCCCGTTGATCTTTTGTTCTGTACTTTGATTCTCAAGGATTGGAGCGGCGAACTCCTCAGCGAACTCCGCGCGATTATGGAAGAGCGCTCCTTCTTCGACTAAAGGATCTTCGGGAAAAGGACGTCCCTCCGACCATATATCGAAAGGATACCAAAGTCTCTCCATGTTTTGCGTTTGGTATATACCCGTTGAAGTATCGCTCCAAATTGCCATTGGCGTGTTGATTCCATGCATTCTTTCAAATTGACTTAAGGCGCGCTTGGATGAATAAAAGACAATGGAAGTACGCGCGGCTTGTCGATTCACATTTGACTTGATCATTAAAGTCGTATCGTCCGCTATTGTCCATTGAGCAAAGGACCCATTCGCTCCTTGACTTGATCCAGTGTGATTAGCTTCAAGTACAGTATTGACGATCTCGGGAAATCGTTGGACTCCCGAAGTCATCCGATAAGACTTGACCTCTCCTCTTGGAGTAGAGACTTGAACTCGGAAAGTAGTCGAAGCACCTGAAGGTACTAGAGAGTTGTAAGTCAAATCTCCACTGTCATAAGTGATCTGAGTTGTCGTGACAGTTGAAGGAAAAAGTCTTCCCCCTACTTGATTGTTTAGATCGGGAAATCTTGGATGAATGAGATAGGTCCCGTCCGTTCCTGGATATAAAGATTCGTCAAACGCATTCGCAATCTCCAAAGGTTGATCCGCCGCGGATACTGTCAAGGTTCCCGATCCCGTTGATCCGATAAGATTAAACGGTTCGCTCTCCATGCAGGCCACTCCATACTCCAATTTCGATCCGTTGAAATCGTCAAAATTATGGTAGCCTTGTACAAGTCCAGTCTCTAAAGAGATTTCACTTATATCATTATCGATCAACGCTGTCAGAGGAACCAAGGACAAGGAGATAGCGTCCTCGTCTATGTTTGGACTTGATTCGATAAATCCGTTGATGATCTCAGTAAAGGACTCGACATATCCATCGGGATTCATTTGTCCCATGTAGAGAGATGCTTTCCGTCCTCTGAATGTTATGATCTCTGTGAAGACCTCAGGGACGTTTGTTCCTCCAACTGTAGTCGTATGATTCTGAATTGGAGTTCTTCCGACTCCTCTATTTG